CCGGTCCGTCTGACAGTGATGTTGGGAGCATACGTCGGAACTTGACAATACTAACGTCAAAACCGTTGTAATACTCCTTTCCACAAGACTCTCTGAATTTTCCAATCCAGAAAGACTTGGCCAACCCTACTGAAGCACCGAAGTACTCCAGGGATTGGATCACTGATTCCACATAGTCTACGGGGATGATTAAATCGTCTCCGTAGACGCGCACCCGACCAAGAAAGTCTCGAAATTGAGACCTCTTGGAAAATGGTGTGCTTAGCTCTTTCTCAATCCCAACGAAGATTAAGGTCAGAAAGACCATAGCCTCCATGGGAAAGCAAAGAGCAGAACCCATAGATGCGAACTTGGCCAAGCGTATAACGCCATGGCCAGGAACATCAGCCGCACGCGATCGCGTTGCTTCCAAACCTCTCAGCATGTGAGGATGGTCGCGAACAAGGTTGCGTACTAGCTGATTAGAGACACGGTCAGAGGCATCACTTAAATCAAGTGTGGCCAATGATCCATCTTCTGAACCAATCCGAGCCAAGGCCTGGTTAGGACCCTGGTCAGAAAAACCCAGGAAGGACCCAAGAATTGGGTCGTTCTCGAGTGCCAAGACTAATGGCTCTAGAACTGCCTGCTGCATATATTGCATGCAGGTAGGCTCTATAGCTATAATCCTGGGTGTCTTTAGCGTCTTAGGAACAGGAATTACCTTAACAGGTAGCTCCTCTCCAGGTTCTAGATAAGTTACTCGGTCCTCGTGCGAATACTTCGCATTCGGAACCAAGAAGTTCTCAGAACTGAAAACCTCTTGAAGCCGAGTGGTCCAGGTACTAAGCTTAAACTTTTCGTTTCCGATTAGTTTATCAGCTGTCGCGCCTGGTCCATGCTTTGGAACAATATCTTCGTCATAGATAAGTTTATCTATATCGGAAAATATTGAACCAAAGAGTAAGGAACCAATCCTCCGAAAGGCTGAGTAATCAGTCTCGCAAAGAAATTGATCCCTTTCTTTAACTTGTCTATCACACTCAACATACTCATCCATTGCCTTTGCTATCCTTGCATCACTGCAAGGTAGCAAAGTCTTGCTATAGAAAGTCAATTGTCTAATAGCGAGAATTGCTTCAATAGATGGGTCATTGAGAAGCACACCACACTCGCGGTCAAACACATGATCGAGGAAACCTCCGAGAAATCGGGGGAGCCCTGCCTGCCAAGAAAAACCTTGGAACAGGTTGCGATCTACGATCCCTTGGTCTAGACTTTTTTGGAAGTCTTTGCCAAAGGAAGGCAAGGTGATCGTTAAAAACGATACACCCTCGTGTTTGACACGACCTTGGACAGTTTTAATGTCCATGGTGGCGCTAGTGCAACATCTACTAGCGAATTCATTCGCTAGTTGACTCCAGAGCACAATTAGGCTTTTCAATAGCCCTCCTTAAATAGAGGTGTTATTCCTAAGCCAAAAGGCTCTCGACATTCACAAGTGCATTCTACATGAACGCAAACATGAACATCATCAAAGCCCCCAACGCAGCGATGCCGACGATACCAAGTATCACGGCAAAGATGAGAAGGAGGAGCTGATAGTTATAGTCATGTTTAGACATACTATCCGCTGTCTGTCCTTTCTGAATCAAGACAAGAGGTTGAAAACTCTTGCCCATACGAAATAGTCGCATAGGATGACAACTCCATAAAGGAGAGTCGCGAGTCCGTTAAGACTCACTTCCGAGCAACTTTTCCGTCGCCGAATATGTTGAAGCCGAAAGAAAGCCAACAAGGCCTTCGACCAGTTTCTTCAGTTCGGTATTGGTATACCCAGACAAGGGTCTATCAATAACCAGATACGCGGAAGTCGAAACTTCTTCGTTCTGGCTAGGATTCAGAGTGGACGCTATGACCTTTGACAGATCTATGCGTGCTACATGACGCTTTCTCCGACCATTAGAGGTCGAGAGTTTAAGTGCCACGGAGCCATCAGAGTTTAGGTACTCCGAGTTAAAACTACCAACATCAACACGTGGTAGTGTAACTTCGTTAGTACCGTCAACTTTGACTTTCTGTGGATCTGAGAATGCCATTTGGCGTGCTCCAATCTGGATGCATTATACATCCGTTTGATGGTTGCAATGAATTTGCGACTACAATCGGGTAATACCCAATGCAGCCGTGATGGCGAGTTGGGTGGGTGATAAACCCTCCCATTTTACGCCAAACCCAAAGGGGTTTGCCTGTCTACGGCGTTTCGTAACTATTGTTACGGTCGCATCAGGCACCTTACCGCCGGCTTTGATCACTTCTGGTCTCAGCCCGCAGTGAGGCATGGAGTATGTGTCCACCGTGGAGGTTTCCTCCATAATGTATCCATACTTCATAACCAGGCCAGCTAGTCCCAAAGAAGTAGCGTTAGAAATAACACTACTTGCATTTGAGAACCAGTCGATGGCCCAACTCCAAGGTGTCAGCTCCCAAATTACATCGGGGGTAAGGGTAAGTCCGAATAAATGATCGAACTTAGATCCAATACCCAAACAGGTACGCACCTGATCAGGTGCGCCACTGTTATAGGTAAAAGATCCGGAAAACCACCGTGAGGTGGTTGATCGCCTTTGCCGAGTAACTGGCACCGTTTCACCGTGAAAATTACTGATAGAGGCGCCACCAGTAGTACATCTGGTGGTTCCAATCACAGTACTTGACTCGGTCACTATGTCATCAAAAGCGAACTCACGATGGACGAGACTACCGGACGAATTAGAATAATTTTCCATTATTCTATTTCCGAGGGTAATGCTCTGATGAGTGTCTTTTATATCACTCAAAAGAGGAAGCCAACCAAACTCGGCACTGAGAAACTCAGAGCCCGCAGCTTGGAGAACTTCCGTCCTTCGCTTCCATGCAGACACGCCGGGGATAGAAAAATGTCCCCGTTTCGTATCTTGCATGATCTCGCCCAGAGCTACTCCAGTCTGGGCATTTGGGTTCGTGGGATCCACAATGCTGATAGCTTGGGAACCATAATAATCAAGATAAGAATCCTCTTGAGAAATGGACCCAACAGCAGTGGGCTGCGGCACAAGTGCACAGTAAATCGGACCACTATACTCATAGTGATTCGGTGAACCATCGCCCTTGAGCTGAATGAAGCTAGTGGGAACACTAGCCTCAGAACGAACCGTAAAAAACGGTCCGCCAGAATCGTATCTACCCGTCTTAGGGTTTTTACGATGTCCCGATGAGGCAGTCTTCTGCCCGCCCTTCCAGGAGAAAGAACCCTTAACGCCACCACCCATGAACGCATGATCGAAGTTCCGGTACAATACCGGGCTTTGATATGAGATCACTTGGGTGAGGTCTCGGGTCTTAATGCCTGTTGGGCTCATAGTGGGAGTTCCTTTTTGTCGAAATCTATCCTTCGATAGATTAGTGGGGTCAAATGCACTGCGTGGCTCTACCAGAACCAGAAATGGTCTGGTG